GTGGTGCTGGTGGTCGTGGTCAAACTAATCAGGTCGGTTTCTCTGGTGGTTCTGGTGTTGTGATCGTTCGATACCCGTCTGACTTCACTATTACTGGTGGAACTGGCCTCACATTCACAACGACGACCGATGGTTCTGACAAAGTAACCACTTTTACTGCTGGCACTGGCACGATCACTTTCGGCTATGGCCCTGCGATCACCACAAATTATCTCGTGATCGCTGGTGGTGGTGGCGGCGGTTCATTCGGTGGCGGTGGCGGCGCAGGCGGCTATCGCAGCGCATTTAACAACGAAACATCAGGAGGTGGCGCGGCATCTGAGACAGCACTTTCTTTGCTTCGTGGTGTTCCTCACACGGTTACGGTCGGGGCTGGCGGAACAGGTGCAACAAGTTCCGACACGGGAATAAACGGTGTCAACGGAAATAATTCTGTATTCTCGACGATTATATCAACTGGTGGCGGTGGTGGCGGAACGAGAAACGGTGCCGGTGCCAATTACACGGCACTCAATGGAAACGCTGGTGGTTCTGGTGGCGGCGCATCGATGGGAGACAACGGCACTCAACAAACTGGCGGATTGGGAACAGCGAATCAGGGCTACAAGGGTGGTGCCGGGCTCATCGGCAACTATCGACATGGTGGCGGTGGTGGAGCGAGCGCAGTCGGAGGAGATGCCGTTGCTGGTGGACAATCTGGAAATGGCGGGAATGGCGTTGCATCGACGATTACTGGCGCATCAGTAACTCGTGCCGGAGGTGGCGGCGGAGGAACCCCATACCCAAGCGGAACGGCTGGAACTGGTGGTACTGGCGGTGGAGGAAATGGTGCTGGTCCAGGTGGGGCAGGAACAGCGAATACTGGTGGTGGCGGTGGCGGTGGTGCATACACAACTGCTGGCGGTGCTGGCGGCTCTGGTGTTGTGGTCGTCAGATTCCCATCGACGAATTCTTACACGGTCAGTGCTGGTTTGACTTTCAGCGCGAGCACCGTTTCTACTGACACGGTGTTGACGTTCACTGCTGGAACTGGAACGCTCACATTCGCGTGAGATAGTAAGATGTAGGCACCATGGCGATTACCGGCACCAAATTGTTCTCGAGTGGTGAAGTCCTCACCGCGTCAAACGTCAACCAGTACCTGATGCGTGGCGTTAAAGTGTTCTCATCTGCAGCAGTGCGCGATGCTGCATACGGCGGCGTGGGCGAGCCGACACTAGAGGCTGGAGAAACTTGTTATCTGCTTGATACGCTTATCATGTACGTGTACAATGGCACTGGGTGGGACGCCGTAGGCGGCGGCGCAGATATCCTTCAAGTTCAGATTTTCAGTTAGGAGATTAGAGTGGCAACCTATAGTAAACAAGTATTGAGCGGTTCTACAGATGGAGCCGGCATCTTGGTCGCTGCGACTGCATCGGCTGGCACAACGATCCATACAGCATCAACTACGGCAACAACGTTCGATGAAGTGTGGTTGTACGCTGTAAACACAGACACGACAGCGCGCAAACTGACGATCGAATGGGCAACAACTACTGCGCCCAACGGCAATATAGAGTTTACCGTGCAACCGGAAAACGGTCTATATTTGATGGTGCCGGGACTGGTGTTAAAAGGCAATGCTACGCCTTTGGTGGTTCGTGCGTTCGCTGCAACTGCTAACGTTATAGTGATTCACGGGTACATTAACCGAATTACCGCGTAGGCACGCCCATGTCTCGTTTTGATCGTCTGCCGAGGGGCGGCGCAAACTTGTCAACGGATCTTGCCACTCGTTCGTCAATGATGCGGAACTCCGCTCCCGTCTATTCATTCTGGCGAGGACTGCCGGACAACGTTGAATTTATCGCTGTAGGTGGTGGTGGTTCTGGTGGTGGTGGCAACTGGACTAACGATAACTACGGATTGGGCGGAGGTGGCGGTGGACTCGCTGCCGGCAATCTGGCAACACCCGTCGGTGGGACGATCACTGTTGCAGCGGCAGGCAGTAATTCCGAGTGTTTGGGCAATTTTGGCAATGCCGGCGGCAACGGCAGCGCCACTGGTTTCGGCAGTCCCGGTGCCGGTGGGACGAGATCCACAACGGGCGGAGGAAACGGAGGGGCAGGCGGAGGCAATAACGGCCCGACTTCTAGCATTACTGGCTCATCAACCTACTACGGCGGTGGTGGTGGAAACTCTGCATACGGTTCAAGTCCACCCGGGGGACTCGGTGGAGGAGGGACAGGTGGGCAAGTAAACGGATTCGGACCGACAGGCGGAACGGCAAATACTGGTGGTGGAGGTGGCGGCAATCCGTTCGGCAATGGCGCTGGTGGTGGATCTGGTGTCGTCATTATCAAATACCGTGATGATTATCCTCCGCTTTTGTCTATAGATCCGGGTTTGACATACACCTATTCGGTATCTGGCGGTTTTCGCCTTTACACGTTTACGGCTGGCACTGGCGCTGTAAGAATGTAGCCAAAAGCCTATGGCCGAGTGATAAGATAGCAAACTAACCAAAGGATAGAGAAGGACAACATGGCGCATTACGCATTCCTAGATGAAAACAACATCGTCACGGAAGTGATCACCGGACGCAACGAGGACGAAGTGGTGGACGGCATCTCCGACTGGGAAGAGTGGTATGGCAACTTTCGAGGTCAGCGCTGCGTGCGCACTTCGTACAACCACCGTATCCGCAAACAGTTTGCTGGTATCGGCTACTATTACGATGAAGACGCCGACGTGTTCGTCGCTCCGCAGCCTTTCCCGTCGTGGACGCTCGACGAAAACCACGACTGGCAGCCACCAGTGCCGAAACCAGAAGGCGCAGCCTACTGGAACGAAGACGCGCAGGAGTGGGTAGCCGTCGAACAGTGACAGCCGCAACGCACACCTGCGTGGTAGGCTAGTCACATTCGGGGAGGTGCGTATGGGTGAACTGTTCGATTCGTTGCGGAGTGTACGTCGTCCAAGCCGGCGACCGGTTCTAATCGATGTCATCGAGAAACTGTCACCGGAAGACCGCGACGACTTGATAAAAGCACTTAACACGCACACGATCCCCGCAGCGGCGATCCGCGAAGCGCTAGCCAAACGCGGCATAGACATCTCCGTGTCTGTGGTGTACCGCTACAGAACTGGAGAATACGATCATGTCTTTAAGTGACGACATCAACAAAGCAGCCGCCGACAGCACACATCTAGAAGTCTCCACACTGCGCAGCCAACGCGACCGGCTAACCAACCAAAACGCACGACTGCATGAGGAAAACGAAACATTGCGGCGCGCACTGTCGCTGGTGGATTTAGCGGAGTCGCAGACGTTGCAGCCGCCGAAATGGTTGGCACCGACGAAACCGAAAACGAGCGCCGCCACACTCGTCGCTATGTTGTCCGACACGCACTACGACGAGATCGTTAACCCGGACGAGATGGAAGGACTGAACGCCTACGATCGGGACATCGCGACCGCACGCACTCAACTGTGGAGCAGCAACATCGTCAAACTGGCCCGCCACCACCTAAGCGGCGTAACCTACGACGGCATGGTACTTATGCTAGGCGGTGACATTTTCAGCGGCGACATCCACGAGGAACTATCAATCACCAACGAGGACACGATGATCGGCTCGCTACTCTACTGGTCAGAGCAGATCGCCGCCTCTATAGACGTGTTCGCCAATGAGTTTAAACGGGTGCACGTTGTCGCGGTGGTGGGCAACCACGGACGCACAACCCGCAAACCGCGTATGAAGCAGCGCGTGCGCACTAATTTCGACTGGTTGCTGGCCAAGATGGTGGAACGGCATTTCGCTAACGACAAACGGGTGTCTTTTACCGTGCCGGAGAGTGCAGACGCATGGTTCCAAATCTACGACCACGGCCACCTGCTGACCCATGGTGACCAAGTGAATGGTGGCGGTGGCATCGGCGGTATCTACCCGCCTATTATGCGTATGCGCGCTAAGAAACAAAGCCGGTACATGGTTACCGGGAAAGCGTTCAGCACTTTGTGGTTGGGCCACTGGCATCAGTACCTGAGTACTCCGTCGATGGTGGTTAACGGCTCGATGAAAGGATACGACGAGTACGCCATGCTGAACGGGTTTTCGTTTGAACAGCCGCAACAGGCTCTAGCGGTAGTCACACCGAAACACAATTTGACGTTTCAGGCTCCGGTGTTTTGCCTTGATAGGAAGCGTGAAGGTTGGTGATGTTGCGCGATTACTCGATCGTGTACGTGGTGTGGGCAGACGCGCACACTAGCGAGGCCGGTTGGATCGATCTTGATGACTATGAGGATCAAGGTGAGGCGCTCGTGCACACGGTGGGATTTTTGGTGCCACTCGGGTGCGAAGGCAGTAAGAAGGATCACGTGACGTTATGGCAGTCGATCAGCGACGACGATGCTATCCACGGTTTTCACATACCGGTAGCGATGGTGCGCGATATCAAAGTGTTGGCTGGTTCTGTTGACGTTTCCACACATCGGTTGACTGAGTAGCGTTAGCGCGCGCTGCTACCATTGACGTATGATGTGGATGTCGCAAATGCGCGAAGTGTTTAGCCGTTCTGTTGCTGTTTTCGTGTCGTCTGCTTTGGCCATCATCGGAGGCGGCGCGATCATCGCACCCGAACTGGAGATTTGGAAATCAGCGGTTTTGGCCGGTTTCGCGGCGGTTGCGCAAGTTCTGCAACGTGTAGCGCAGGCTGCAGTCGATGGCCAGTTGACCGACGAGGAGATCGACGAAGCGTTCGGATCTGGCAACAATGACTAGACCGTACACTGGCAACAGTGACGCACCGGCTGCGCGTCTGCGTCCCGGTATGAAGGCGTTCATCGACCGCGTGGTGTACCTGAGTGATGGCGCTTTGTGGAACAACGGCGATTTTGGTGTGCGCGACATGCGTGGGAAAGCCGGCCAAATGTCGGTTCATGCGACAGGTCGGGCTTGTGACTTCTCCTATCGCAAGATGGGCAGCAAGGGCAAAGACAACGGTAGGCAACACGCTACACAATGGTGCAAGATTCTGGTCGATAATGCTGACGTGTTCGAGATTGAATGCATCCTCGACTATTTCCCTAAGCCGCATGGTCGTGGCTGGCGCTGTGACCGTGGCAAGTGGACGAAGTACACAAAGGCAACGATCAGTGGTGCACCGGGTGGCGATTGGCTGCACATCGAGATCTCGCCACGTATGGCCGGCGATCCTGCTCTGGTGCACGCCGCTTTCGCTAAGGTGTTCGGTGCATGATGTTCACAGAGGTTGTTCTTGCCGCGTTGATCGCTGCTATCGCTTCGATTATCGTTGCGTTGATCCAACGGGTGCGCAAAGAGAACAGCCGCGACCACGCGCTAGTGGTCGATCTCATTAAAGTGTTGGGGCGCAAAGTGGACAAAGTGGACGCCAAGGTAGATCGTCATGTAGAGTGGCATATGGAGAGGGATAAAAAGGATTAGGGTTGCCGGAAGGCCGCGTCGGGACGGCCTCGGAGGAAATGCTTGACAGGTACCCACCCCGTGTGGTAAGATATCTATATGGACACGAACATCACATTCCAAGTCAAAATCTACGCTAATTCCAAGTTCCAAGCCACGATCGAGCGCTACTTCGACACCAAAGAAGAAGCACAAGAACTGGCTAGCGTTTTGCCCAAGTGGGTGAAGGCAAAAATCGGTTCGATTGGATACACAGACCCAGCCAACGCTAACGGCTACCACGTTAAGTATTACGTCTATTGTTGGGCACCGCTTTACGGCACTAGCAACAACGAACGCAACGAGTCAGGGATTAAGCGCCTGCACAAACTGATCGACAACTACAGCATCGAGTACGTCAACACGTTGACCTATGGCGGCTACGACACACTGGAGGAAGCACTGGCAGCGCTGCAAAAGTAGAGCATCATTGACAACACCTATCCACAAGTGATAGGCTGGCATTCGGACACACACCACGGAGGACAACATGGACACACGGATAGACACCACTCACCACGCGATTCTCGCCATGCGCGACGCGCTCAACGCCCACGGGCTACCGAACGCACTCGCGCACGTGCCGATCAGAGTGCGCAAATTAATACCGCCGGACACGTTGCGCGGGTTGCTTGATGAAGCACGCAACACCCAGCCAGCAACAACGCCAACCACCGACACAGTGCACGACACGTTGACCGCCTACTGCGACAACCACCCATATTGCATCGTCACCACACGAGTGTTGGCAGACGTTGCCGGGTGCAGCCAGCACACCGTGCGCAAGTTCATAAGCAACAACGAGCACTATTTCAAGCGATTCGACCAATACAAGTGGGAGATTCGCAATTATAAGCAAGAAAGACAACAAGACAAGGAGAACAACCAATGACAATTCACGCCATCGTTGGCGGCCAATTCGGTAGCGAGGCCAAGGGCCACGTTGCCGCACAATTGACCGCACACTACCGCGACCTAGGCCACCGGCAGTATCTGATCCGTGTGGGCGGCTCGAACGCCGGCCACAGCGCAGTCGATAGCACCGGACGCGTCTGGGCATTGCGACAAATCCCAGCCGCGGCAGTGATCGACCGCGACGCCGTGCTCGTCATCGCTGAAGGCAGCGAGATCGACGTCGATGTGATCACCAGCGAGATCAACGAACTTGACGCCGCAGGGTTCGACGTCAGCCGACGGCTGTGGGTCGATCCGATGGCCACCATCATCGAGCCACGCCACATCGAAGCAGAAGCCGGCAGCGACATCAACGCACGCACCGGCTCAACCAGCAAAGGCATCGGTGCCGCTCGAGCAGATCGCATTATGCGCAAAGCCAAAACCGCACGCGACATCGACGACTTTACTGAGATGTTGATGCCCACATCCACGTTGCTGCAACAGGCGTACTACAGCAGCGCCACCGGTGTAAACCTGCTAGTCGAAGGAACCCAAGGCTACGGTCTTGGAATGCACACGACCTACTACCCGCAAAGCACGTCGGGCAACTGCCGCACGGTTGACTTGCTTGCTCAGATCGGGTTCGTCCCGCTCAACTGGCAGAAGCGGCAAGACGTCCACACGTGGCTCGTGTTCCGCACGTTCCCGATCCGTGTCGCAGGCAACAGCGGCCCGCTACACGAGGAAACCGACTGGGACACGCTCAACGCATGGAGCGACGGCTACATCAAAGAAGAACGCACCACCGTCACCAAGAAGGTGCGACGCGTCGGATACTGGGACGCTGACCTCGCACAGCGCGCAGTCATCGCCAACGGTGGAGCCGGCCCACACCTGCACGCCTGCCTCATGTTTTGCGACTACCTCGACAGCGAACTCGCAGGACAAACCGACCTCGAGGCCATCTACCGAGCAAGCGACGAGGCACGCGCCGCGATCAACCAAATGTCCACCGATATCGGCGTCCCGTTCGCAATGTACGGCACATCGCCATCGAGCGTCATTTGGAATCACGCAGTTATCAATATCCACAACTGGAATGCAAAGAGAGCAGGTTAACAATGTCATCTGGAATCATCGACCCAGCAGCCCAAGAACTGCACGATTGGTGGCTCGACCACAGCACCAACGAAATCGACGGCATGATCGAGAAACTGATGGAGTATGGCACCGGTGATCTCTATGAGATCGGGCGCACGATGCTCGGGTTTTTCGATCCGGTGAGGATGGAAGACCACGCGCTGTGCTACGAAATTGGCGTGATGTTCTACGTCGTGGGCAAAATCAACCGTGTGATCAGCGCCGCGCACAAGTCGGAACAGGCGTCAGATGACACTTGGCACGACCTCGCGGTTTACTCCAAGATGGTGCTCGCGCGCCGCGCCGGAGTGATGCCATGAAACACGACGCAATCCAATACTGCCGCAGCCGCTCGATGTTCACACATCAAATCAACGAAGCGCAACACCGTTGCGACATCAACGGCACCACCGAGTTGGTGCAGTTGCTTGACGCTGACGGCCACGTTATCGAGGAGCGATCAATCGAACCGAACCCCAACCGCAAGATCGTGAGGAACCAATGGCGCTAGTGTACTTCGCCCACCCGATCGACTTCAGCGACGGGTTCGACATGATGACCGTTCGCAGCATCAGATCGGTGTTGGCACACGTCGAAGGTGTCGCCGTGTTCGACCCTGCTACAGCGTGGATCGTGCAGCCACCGATGAAAGGCGTGCTTCAGCGCACGAACGACAAGATACTGAACGAGTCGGATTGCATGGTGGCCTACCTGCCTACCGGTGTTGAGACGAAAGGCACGATCCACGAGATTGCGATCGCAATCGAACGCGGCATCCCGGTCGTGTTGCTCACCACCGACGGGTTCGCCACTCGATCGGCCTACGAGGTTTGGTTGAAAGAACACGAACACGTCCACACTTTCCACGTGCGTGATGTCGCTGTGGCTGCCGATATGGTGCGCTATCAGATCGGCCAGAAACGTGACCGCCGCGCGGTGGCAAAGTTCGACGGTTCACCGGATCAACTTAAACGAGCACACGTTGGCGACGCCGGTTTCGACCTGCGTTACAACGGAACCGAGCCTATGGTGATCGGAGCGGGTGAACGTGCGGCGGTGCCTACCGGCGTGCGGATCGAGATGCCAGAAACTCACTATGCGCTGATCGTTGGCAGGTCGTCGTCGTTCAGCAAGCGCGATTTGCTGGTGCCTTTGTCGGTGATAGATCAAGGTTTCCGGGGCGAGTTGTTCGCGGTTTGTTGGAATTACGGCCAGCACTCCCAGACGATCGAACCGGGCGAGCGGATCGCGCAAGTGTTGCCGATGACGCTCGAGGCCGACCTGCTACGCTGGGTTGCAGCGCCGCTATCGGACTCGGCCAGAGGTGAAAATGGCTTCGGCTCGTCCGGTCGTTAAGGTTTGCGCTTGTGCGGAGTGTCCACCGCATTGGAGCGCAGGGCGCGGCGGTATACCCTCCAGCCGCCGCGCCCACCTATCTCCGTTTGCCTTCTCTGGCCTCTCCCGTGTTTTTCCTTGCACCGGAGACGCCAGAGGGTACTTCGACGGGTATCTCATCCACTGAACAAAAAGAAACGCGCGGGAACGCGCCACACCTAGAAAGTAGCCTGACAGCATGACATCACCAAAACTAGCAACAACCACCAGCCGGGGCCGGATGTACACCCACCCAGTCACCGGCAAATCATACCCATCAGTCACCACCGTGCTCGGCACAGTCGGTAAAGGCGAAGCGCTCAAACACTGGGCCGCCGCCGAAGTAGCCAAATACGCAGTTAAAAACAGCGCCACGTGGCTGAACCTCGACGAACAAGCCGCGATCGACCTGCTCAAGCGTGAACCGCTTCGATTCCTCGACCGTGCAGCATCTCGAGGCACCGACGTCCACGCAATCGCCGAAACCTACGCCAAAACCGGATCGATGCCAGCATACGCAGCCGAAATCGGCGGCTACGTTGACGCTCTCCGCTCATTTTTCGAGCAACACCAGCCAGAACCGGTGCTGGTCGAGGCCACAGTGTTTGACGACGTTGTGGGGTTCGCTGGCTCGTTCGATATGGTGTGCAAAATGCCCGCGTTCGGCGACGAACTGGTGATCTTGGATTACAAGACCAGCAAAGCCATCTACCCGGAGGTGGCCGCACAGTTGGCAGCGTACGCACACGCCGCCGAGTATGTGCTCGACGACAATACCGTACACAAAATGCCGAAAATCACCAAAGGCGTGGCCGTCAGGCTCGCCGGCGACGGCACCTACGAAGTGATCGGCTGCGATATCGAGGAAGGTTGGCGCTACTTCCAGCAAGTGCGGCTTGTACACGAGATCAACACCAAATCGATGCTGCTCGGTCGAGTAGTGACGCCAGCGATCGACGACAACGCCGTTAATGACAAAATCGAGCGTCTAAAACTGCGAATCGCTAACATCCGTGAAACAGCGCCACAAGCGTTGGCAGTGTTGGCGGCAAGTTGGCCGATCGGTGTGCCAACATTCAAATCAGAACATAGGCACACCATGTCCGAGTTGCACGCCATCGAGCGAGTGCTGAACAC